AAAGGAGCAATTACTTACACAAACAACTGCCTGGTATATGCATGCAGGAACTCCAGAAGTGCTTAGAGAATTTTTAGGTACCGTGTTAGAGGGAGGTAAGATACGTGAGTGGTATGAGTATGGGGGCGATCCGTTTTTCTTCAAAGCAGAAGTTGAGGTAGGAGAGCACGAGATTCCTATCGGCTATGGAGTTGAAGTAAAAAAACAGATTGAACTATACAAGAACGCCCGCTCCTGGCTGGAGCATGTCGCATTTATAATTAGTTCCAGAAGTTATTGTGATGTAGATATTGAAAATACAGTTCGACTCAGGGGCAGATTTTATCCCAGACTTAATGCAACAATATTAAAATTAGATGGTGCTTGGAATCTTACAGGGAAAAAGTTGAGTGGGTATGACAGTGATGAAAAGATAGATTTTTATCCTGTGAGGCAGAAATACAAAATACAGGTTTCAAAGAATGTATGCTTAAAGGAAAATGTCCGCAGTTCATATCAGGTAATAATTCCTGCGAAAACCAGGGAAGTAATAAGATTGCTCAGTCAGATACATTTAAAAGCTGATGAAAATAATGGTTTAACTGTCAAATCAAGTGTTAGCGTAGGGCTAAGGGCAGGTAATGTTAGAGTAACTACATGTAATCCGTTATCAGGACAATGGAAGCTTAATCGAGGTAGAACCTTAAATGGTGGGCTTTCAATTTTATAAGATTTATTGCTAAATGTTTGGTAAAAGGAAGGGAGAAAGATTATGGCAGATAATTCAAACGGTGTAATGACCGTAACAGCTAGAAAAAAGTTATGCAAGGCACATGCCGGTGACCAACAGCTTTCAAAGATCACGAAAATTGCATGGGGAAATGGTGGCGTGGATGAAAAAGGAATCCCTAAAAAAACCACAGGGAATGAGATTGCTCTTTATAATGAATTGATGAAAAAAGAGATTGAAAATCATACATATGTGAACTCAGGGAACACAAGCTGCCGATATACTGCGACTTTAGAAGCAGGGGAATTAACCGGAGAGGAAATATCAGAAATGGGACTTTTTGATGAAGACGGAGACTTGGTTGCATATCGTACATTTTTAAGAAAAGGAAAAGATGAGGATATTCCACAAATTTATGATATGGATGAAATTTTTTAAGGAGGTATTGTGATGGCGATTTGTGAAATGAAAAACCCTCCGGAGTTTTCTTTCGAAGTAAGAAAATGGGACAGGGAAACAATAGCGGATGGTCAGGTGTTGGCTGTTGAGATTGAGCAGTTATTTAATAATACATTTTATAACAAGGCGCAAATTGAGCGGATGCGGGATAAAAAGGAAGTAGTGTTAACTGCTTCCGGGTGGAGTGGCGGAGGACCATACATTCAGACGGTAGCCGTTGCTGGGATATTAGCTGATGATGAATCGGAGCTCGGGAAAGCTTTAAAAGGAACCGAGACCATACAAGAGGTCAAGGAATATAATAAAGCGTTCGGATTTATTTATCATGGAAAAGTACAGGATGGTGAAGTGACGTTTCAGGCGTATAAAAAGCCTAGTATAGATATTGCTGTAGCCTTGAAAGGAGTGTAAGAATATGGGAAAGTTGTGGATTCCTGTCGGCGGTGGCGCGGGGAGTGGGAGCGATGATTGCACGGCTTCAAAAGCAGAAGTGTTGAAAGGTTACAGTGCTATTACCTCTGATTCTGATGACGAGACGGTACAGGGGACTTTAGAGCTCACAGCAGACGCTGCGGACGGTCAGGTATTATCAGGTAAGACGTATTATAATACAAATCCTAAAAGTAAGAGAACTGGTTCTATGACAAACCAGGGGGCAGTATCAATAAAGCTTAATGCGGGTGAAGGTTATACAGTTCCTTCAGGTTTTCATAATGGGGGTGGGAAGGTCGAGGCTAACAGCTTGGCAAGCCAGACCGGAGGAACGGCAACGGCAGCACATATATTAAGCGGACAAACGGCCTGGGTGAATGGTGCAAAGGTTAATGGAGGAATTCCCTGGCAGAATGCGGAGATAGGAGGTACTGATCGTGCGTGGTCTCAAGGGTATTCTAATTGGGCCGGAACCATAAATTTAAGGGTTAGAAATGGTCATTATTTGAATGGAGTCAATTGGATTGAGCAGGATATACCGGAATACCAGCCATGGAATATAAAAAAGGGTGTTAATATTGGTGGTGTAGTTGGCACATTTGAGGGATACATACCTGGTTCTACGGATTTGTATTATAGAGGTAGTAATCCTGCAAACTGGAGCAGTGCGGGAGGTTGGAGTTTTCAAGCTGGACAGATTTTTATTAGCGGCGCTGATAATGCAGGAGAAGCTGCTTTTAGTACTGTCGGAAAGTCGTATCTAAATATAGAAGGAAGTACCCACGGGTACGGCGGTCAATCCGAGCAATTCTGGGAATTAAAAGTGCGTATAAACTCGTCATGGACGACCGTAGCTCGTGTAGCTTGGCGTGAAATCGGGTACTATACTAAATCAATAAATTTAAATGCTGCTCAAGTGAGTGGGCAGTTCAGGTTAGTGGGGCTATTCACGCAAGACACTATCTATAGAATTTGGTTGAGTTGATTAAATGGGAAAGGAAAATACAATGAAAATTTACGTAAACAATCAATATGAAATAATTGCCTTGGATTCGGAACTAGAATTTTATGACCACATGTTCGAAACTGAACAAGGTAGGATAGAATTATTTGGAAACTTTTGTGACGCCGTTATAAGCGGATATAAATACGAACCACAATGTGAGTTCCTTTTCAATGAAGACGGCAGCAATGCAAGAGATGAAAAGACAGGGGAGTTGCTGTATAAGACGGATGAGGCTGGTTGCAAAATTTCAAATGGTTTCGTCTGCTACCCATTCATAGATTATAGCACACTTATGCTGATCCAAAAACAATATGAAGATTCCCAGAAACAGGTACAAGCGCTCAATGCTCAGATAGAGTATCTGTCCATGATGTCAGGAATCGAAACGGAGGTAGGTAATGAGTAAGTTTGAAAAGGTAAAGCGTTTTTACATAGCAGAATTGTGGCCCTTAAATTGGGTGGAGAATGCAGTAGGTAAATGGATCACTGCGGACGAGTTCCAGGAGATTACAGGGGTAGAGTATACTGCGTAAATACGTTTTATAGCTGACAAAATAAATAACAAATTTTTGTCAGCTATTTTGAGGCTTTTTGCGAAAAAATTTTGTCCGACTACAGCCTGGGAATTCATTACTATACTGTTACTAAAATAGTGGGAGATGGCATCTGTCAGTTAAGCTGTGAAACAGCAGGAACGGCTGTTAACAGGCAGACAGGACGCCTGATACCGATTGAAAGTATTTCAGGTCTTACTTCTATGGAGATTACCGATCTACTGATTCCAGGAGAAAATGAAGAGGATACGGAAGACTTTCGCAAGATATATATGAGCTCCTTCACGGAAAAAACATTCAGTGGAAATCGAAAAGACTATTTAATAAAAACAAACGGAATTCCTGGAGTGGGGGCTACAAAAATTACAAGGGAATGGAATGGACCTTCCACTGTAAGCTGACAATTTTGGATTCCAATTATAACAGAGCATCGGATCTGCTGATTCAAACGGTGCAGGAAACTATAGATCCATCTTGCAGTGGAAAAGGAGATGGACTAGCACCAATTGACCATCTTGTAACGGTAGATACGGTGGAGGAAGTAAAGGTACAGATAACATGCACTTTGGAGTATGAGAACGGCTATGTGGAAGAGACTCTTAAAACACTGATAAAAGAGGCCGCGGAATCCTATTTAAAGAGCTAAGAACATCCTGGGAAGGTCTTGAAGAACGGGGATGTATTATAAGGATTTCTCAGATGGAAGCCAGAATGCTTGCACTGGAGGGAATTTATGATATTAAAAATACTCTTATTAACGGTGCACCAGAAAATCTGGAATTGAACCAGTATCAGATTCCAGTGTATGGGGGGCTGAAATTGATTCGAGAGGTTAATTTACTGTCCTATATTCCAGACTTTCTTAAGGAATATGAAGAAATGAAAACCATTCAAGAAATCATGCAGTCAGAGATACAGCGCATGGAAGATGAAAGTGAGGTGTTGTTTGACAATCAGTTTATAATGAGTTCGGATTTAGAAAACATTCGCCGATACGAGCAGATGCTGCATTTACAGGCATCTTCTAAGGATACGTTGGCAGACCGAAGATTTAAGGTGTTATCTAAGTGGAACCGGATTATCCCTTATACCAAAGTGACATTAAGACAAAGGTTAGCTGTATTATGCGGGGAAGATGGCTATACGCTGGATATTAGTCCTGATAAGAAGGTCATTGTAAAGCAAACGGGATTTTAACGAAGTGAAGCGAATGTTAGAGGAATTTGTACCATGCAATATGGTGATTGATCTGGATCTTCTCTATAACCAACATCATTTACTCAGCGGATTCACACACAAACATTTAGGAGCCTGGAGTCACAGACATATTAGAAATGAGGAGCTTATCAGTGGCAGATAAAACAAACAATTATAAGTTTCCCAAGCCGGAGGCAGATGATTTTTACGACATATCAGAGTATAACAAGACCATGGATATTTTGGATGATTCCCTGACGGAAATGGATAAAAAGAAGCTGGATAAGAATGGGGACGCGGCAGAGGCGGTCACTGAATTTGAACAGGAGATTCTAAGAGAGAATATTGAGTCTGGGGAGACATTGTCTGTAACTCATGGGAAGGTGAAAAAATGGTTTTCTGAGATGAAAGATGTGGCTTTTTCTGGTCAAGCGAAAGATGTTACGACAGATGCGGCGTATCGGTTTGTTAGTGATTCGGATAAGAGTACCCAGAAT